GACTCTGCCGTACCACCCAGGTATGTGGTACGATGATTCCGATGACGATGACTATGACGGCGGGTATCACAACGATTACATAGCAATGAACGATGTGGATTATCTCCTTTTCCACGCGTACACAGGCTTGCCGCACACTGTGGGTCCATATCCCACGCTGCCAGTCATAGAAGCAGATGGTTGGTTTAATCCCAATGATGCGGGAGAGGACCCTTACGAAGAGCTGGGGGAGTTCCCCACGGTTGATGATCCACCACCTCTCGTGATGGATCTTCCCATGACGGGAGCGTATTTGCCCTACACAGGGTTACCTCTCCCGGACGACTTCATCTTCGTGCAGGGTGGCCCGCTTTTTCCACCCACGATGGCGGAAGACGGGGATGATCAGTTGAGCGAGTGTGAGTCCGAGGAGGCAGTGGAAACACCGCCTTCAAACCACACCGCTGCCTACTTCCCGCCAGCCATAGACTTTACGGAAATCGACTGGACACAGTATGACACCTACTACACGCCACCAGCTTCTGAGTCTGGTGAAGATCAGTCCAGCGATGGTTGGGAAACCAACCAAAGGACCACGCCGGCCGTCTGGAGGTTAGTCCTCCAAGATGATCTTGATGACCACATTGAATACGCGGGATTACTTCCCTTGCGTGACTTCATGGTCAGCGGCGGGGGCCACATCCCTGACCTCACCCAGGAGGGGATAGAGCCCAACCCAGGTCCTCCCAAGTCGGAAGCGAGCAGTTCCTCAAGTGAGGGCCTTACCTTTATCACCAATCCACCACATGGTGACAGGATTGTCCCTCCTCCTCCTCTCGGCTCTTCGCCTTCGTCGGCAAGAGCAGAAAAGTCCAAAGACCAGGTAAGGCGCAGACAGAAGCCTACCACCATGTCCAAAAAGGTTGGTTCAACTATCGCTCCCGCGTGTTGTGAACCAGCTAAGGTAGTTGAGCTTTCAGCCCCTGCTGAGCAGTTGGCTCCTACCCCAAAAGGACCAGACATAGTTGCCGCACATTCATTGCCGGCACCAGTTCTGTGTGGTGGAGTTCTAAACGCGCCAAGGGCGAAAATCCTCGCCCAGATCTACTTTCATAAGCGTAGAGGCATGGAGTGCGTGCGCTTGCCCCAGATGGGCAGAGTAGAACTTGGCCACATACTCAATGACGCCGCTTGCGTCAAGCTTGGCAACAAGCGAACAAATGAGTGTGTGAGGTTGATAGACGGCACGGTGGCGCGGGAGGGGGTGGCTTTCGTGGTGGACACTGACGGAAGTGTTTTTCACGTCTCAAACCCCTCTCACTCCACTTATGTCGACTATTCAGACTCGGCTGAAGGTGAGTCACACCACGTGTCCACCAGCGAGTCAGAAGGGACCATGCCTAGTGAAAGGGCTAGGA